CATCACAGCAATATAAAGTTTTAATCTTCGTCTAATTGAAGATTAAATTAATGGTTGAGTTTCATCAGCATTAGAAGGGAGGTCGCTTTGATTTGATAGCGATAAATGAATCACAACTCAAAAATAGCCTCGATTCAGGGTCAACAAAACGCTTGATATCTTTTAGAAAGCGTCTTGCCTCTGATGACCATCGTAGAATCTTTGATTATGATGTAGCTGAGGTTATTAAGCGGTATGCTCTTAAACCGGAATCTATTGATGAGGAGATTGATTATTTATATAATCTAGAAGAGAACCGCAATGGGGTAATTATCCCATTCTCTCGCTCTTATAAGTCATATGATATGATGAAAGAGACGTGGGAGTCCTTTATGCTGCCAGAGAAGGCTCCTTTCACTTGGAATGAGCACTTCCAGGAAGCTTTTCAGAGGGTATGTGAGCGTTATCCTCACAAACTTAATGCACTTAAATATCAATCTGATGATGATATTAAAGATGCAGTCACTGATTTGAGTACCTCTAGTGGTTGGACCGGAGTGGTTACCGGAAAGATGCACAAAAGTGATGTTATCAGTGGGTCTTACAGAACTCTTAATGCCAAGATTGAAGAGGCGTTGGCCAATGGTTCATTCAATTGCCCAGTATTGCCAGCTGTACGCACTCAGTGTTCGGGTGAGTATGACGAAAGTGGTGTTCGCACTTATAAGTGTAAACATAAAACTAGGCCAGTTTGGATGACGGATGCCTTCCAGTTCTTTGCTGAGAGGATGTTTTCTAAACCTTTAACTGAATGGTTGAAATCTTATGATTTTTCAGCTGTTGGTAAGGATGATTCATTTATTAGTAAATGGGTTCATTCAAGGCAGATTGATGGTTGGAGTTATATTTCCTTAGATTATAGTAAATATGATTCCACAATACCATCTTGGTTGGCTATGAAAGCATTTGAGGTTATTGAACGGTCTTTCCAGTTGGATGATTATGAGAGACGTTTACTGAATGTGTTATGTAATGATTTCATTTCAAAGAATTTGATAACAGCTAATGGTGTGTTGCACATTTCCCATGGTGATCCATCAGGAAGTGGTTTCACTACCATAGTTAATGGTATTTGTAATGAATTAATTACAGAGACATGGGGCAGTTATCTTGGTATCAATAACCTAAAGTACTTGATTATGGGCGATGATAATCTTATTTACTCGCAAAATAAGATTGATGGAGAGATTGTTGCTTCGTATATTAAGCATAATTTTGGTATTATTGTTAATCTTGATAAGACTACTCATGGTGATAGATATTCTTCACCTCAATTCTTATCTAGATTATGGACTACCAACGGTCCATATCGTAATCCTAATATCTTATTATCAATGTTAATTTATCCAGAAAGGCCGCGGGAATATGAAAAGATTAAAGAATTAGTGCCAGAGCTAATAATTTATTCATACATATTGGCTTATGAGGCTGGAATGCGAGAATTGATTGATATTGAGAGATTTAGGAAAGATAATTATCCTAAATTGAAGAGCATTAAGTGGTCTCAGGTGCTATTGCGTGAGTTTCCTTATAATCTAAGAACGGTTATTGAGAATGGGGAAATTCCAATTGCTATATCTGATGAAAAACTTCATCAAAGATATAGTTAATATGTGCGAATATCTGGATAGTTAGGGAGAGTAGC